AGATTATTCAGCAATAATTAATGCTTGTAAAACTACTGGTTACTTCAAAGTGAAATCAACCAATGTACCTATGACTAAAGATGAAGAGTATAGGAACGCTGGTATTAAAGAAACAGAAGCCAAGAAATAGAAAGGAAGAAGTATGAGAAGAGTAGGTAAACTTAAAGAGGGAGGAGTATTAGAGTTAAAAGAATTTTTAGAAAGACTCGATACTTTCTTAAATAAGTACGATCCTAAATTTGAGTATGATTACAAAGGACAAGAAGATCATACTGAAATTATTTTACGTATAAATATAATTTAAAGAAAGGAGAAGGTATGGACCAAGATCAATTCGATCTTGCAATAGATGGTACTGTATCTGAGTTTAAAAAGTTTCACGAAGAGAATCCTCAGATATATAAACTGTTTGTAAAGTTTACACATCTTGCAATAGGCAAAGGTCATAACCGTTTATCATCTGAAATGATTATCAATAGGATCAGGTGGGAAACGGAAGTAGAAACCAACGATCCTTGTTACAAGATTAACAATGATTACAAACCATTCTATGCTCGTATGTTTATGGCTGAACATCCGCAATACGAACACTTCTTTAACATAAGAGGTAGCCATGCAGACGAAATAGATTGGAAAAAATATGTTGTACAAGCAAATAATACAGGAGCTTAAGTACCATAGACAAAGGTTAGGTATGGGTACTCAGGTTCTTGCAGAAAAGATTGGAGTAGCTGACTCATTGGTTACTAAATGGGAAAGCTATTCCAAAATTCCTAACGGTACAAACTTAGTCAACTGGATCAATGCTCTAGGATTTAATATTAATTTGTATCAATACAAAAAAGCAATCAATAGAAAATACATTCCTAATCCAAAAGATTTGGAGTGGATTAATAATACATATGGAGAGGAGGTTGACATTGAATACGAAACAGCACAGTTCATCGATTACTACACCGCAAATGGAGGCACTAAAGAAAACTGGGATGCTTGTTTCAGAAACTGGATCAGGAGAAGTATCAAGTTCAGAAACATTAGAAGAGAGATTAAAAAGAGCAACTCTATGTACGATCCCGCAAGCATTCAAGAAAGACGCAAACGAATTCTTGATGTTGCGGGTATACGAGATACGCCACCAGATGGGAAAAGTGGAATCATTCCTTATAGAAAAAAAGATTGATAAAGATGTACCAAATCTTGTCAATCAAATGGCAATTAAAATTAAACCTTGTACTAGGCAAGATGTTGCTGTTGCATTAGAAACTATTGCCTCTACCTTTTGCATTAATGTTCCTGATAAAATAGGGTTAGATCAATACTTCCAAATCCTATTAAAATATCCTGCCTTTCTTCTTAAAGATTGCATTGATGATATTATAAAAACTTTTCCGTACCCACGATTACCGATACCGAAAGAATTTGTTGATAGACTTGAACCACCTTATAAATTTCATTTAGGTTGGTTGCGAGAATTAACAAAAACCTTTTATAGACTTGAAATCTATAAACAGAAAGCGTATATAAATAGAACAAAGGAGGATTAAACTATGAATACGACTAAAGTAAATAAGACTCCTAAAGTAGAGCATCTCCGTATCAATAGACATATGGGGATTGGAGGATCAGACGCTACTCGAATTATGAGGGGCGATTGGCATACTCTATGGTTGGAGAAGACAGAAAAACAAAAACCTGAAGACTTATCAAGAGTCTTACCAGTACAACTTGGTCTTTATACTGAGCCAGTTAATAAACAATGGCTTGAGTATGAGTTAAATAAAAAAGTTACCGACTACCCTGAACTATACCAAAAGAAAGATTTTATGTTTGCTCATTACGATGGTTGGATTGAGCAAGATAAAATTATAATAGAATGTAAACATACCAATTCTAACAATACATTAGATAATGTAATCAGTACCTATATGCCACAAGTACAGCATTACTTGATGGTAAGTGAAACTCCATACATTTATTTGTCTGTTATCTTTGGCAATAACCGTCACGAATATTGCAAGGTAGATGCAGACAAAGCTTATCAAACAAAACTTTATGAGATTGAAAAATCCTTTTGGGGTTATGTTAAATCAGATAAGCCACCCGAAAAGTTGGACCAATTAACCGATCAATTACCTAAACTGGCTGGAAGAATTAAAATCAACGATATGATTACTATTGATTTTGATGAAACTAGAGATAACGAGTTTATGTCTTATGCAAAAGAATGGCATGAAACTAAACAACCAGCCACTCAACATAAAGCGATAGGTCAAATACTTAAATCAAAGGTACCTGATAACTGTCGTAAAGCAACTGGTTCTGGCATTTTAATTAGTAGAAATAAAGCTGGAACTTTATCCATTAAAGAAACTAAAGGAGGTAAACCTAATGGCTAAACCACTAGACAAAAGAGTAACTGCAATACTTAAAGGACTAGGACTCACAAAGGAAGAATCTTTGTGGGACTGTCACGGAACTTGGGTAATGTATCACAGATACATTGAGATTGCTGGTGTTAAGAAAAAAATTAGCATCGATGATCTTTCTGAAATAGAAACTAATTCTGAAAAAGGAATAGTTGTTATTAAATGTAAAGCATCACTTGAGAAAATGAAAGTAATTACTTATGGAGAAGCAAGCCCCAAAAATACTAGGAATGCTTATCCATATGCTATGGCTGAGAAGAGAGCAATAGATCGTGCTATCTTAAAGTTAATAGGATTACATGGATTCATTTATTCTGAAGATGAAATGCCTGAAAGTAATAAACCAATTACTTCTAATACAAAAGTAAAATCAAATGATGATGAAGTCTTAGAAACATTTCAATCTGAAATAAAAAACTCTAAGACTGCTCAAGGATTAAAAGGTTATGGTCAGATGTATAAAGTACATATGGCTAAAGCTAAACAATCCTCACACGCAATTTATTTACATACGAAAACTTTGTATGAAAATAAACTTAAAGAACTAAATGGAGGAAAACATACCCATGTATAATTCGATAACTGTTATCGGAAATCTTGGTCGTGATCCTGAAATTAGGGAAACAGATAAGGGTAGTAAGTTTGCTACCCTTAGTCTTGCTACTAACAGGGTGGTCAAGGGAGAAAGAGAAACTGATTGGCATAAGGTAGTTGTTTGGGATACCAAAATTGCTGAGGTGCTGCAGAAGTATACGCATAAGGGCAGCAAGGTTTTATTGCGAGGAAGACTGACATATAGAAAGTGGACAAACAAAGAGGGAGTAGAAGTGACTACAGCAGAAATTCATTTGGATAGATTTGAAAGTCAAATGAAGTTGATGGATAGTAAAAAGGATGGCGAGAATGAACTAGCTTCACAAGAGGGAGCTAGTTTAGACGAGCAAGATGATAAAAATAAAGAGGAGGGTATACCGTTTTAATGACTAGAAATGAATTAAAGGTTTACAACTTTGTTAAGGGATTCATCTTCGTGAATAAAATTAGTCCCAGCTATTCTGAAATAACTAAAGGATGCAAATTCTCCTCAAGATCACAGTCTTGGGGAGCAGTACAAAGATTAATTAAGAAAGATTATCTTAAAAATATTGGCATTAATGGAGATGCAAGACGCATTATTATTCATAGAGATTATGAGAAAGGAGGTATAAAAATTGTTAGAAAACCAAAACCAAGTTAGAACAGACGCAAGAGTTATTGCTGAAAAGATTGTAGAAGCAAAACAACACAAACCGTCTGACTTAATTAACAGGTTAGCATATTATATTCAGAAAACTTATGATGCTTTTCCTATGGTTAAAAGGGAAGACTACGCTTTGTTATTAAAAGATCACAAAGAGTATATTCCTGATGACTAATAAAAGCAAAAGAAAAGGTTATAAAGCTGAACAGAATTTAGTAAAATATTTTAAACATAAAGGTCTGTCTGCAAGAAGACAACCGATGAGTGGAGCATTGTCTGATTTTCCACACGATATACAAATCAATAATCCCAATGTGAATATAGAAGTTAAATCACGCAAGAGCGGTACAGGATTCAAAACTTTAAAGAGGTGGAAACAAGGAGCAACAGCATTAGCATTACACGAAGACCACGAATACCTAGGAAAAAATTTAGTTTGCGTTGATTTAGATTTTTTTGTGGATTTACTACTAAATCATAATGAGTATAAGGTCCCGTATGATTTGGAAATTAAGGAGAGGTTTAAACACAAAAATCGCTAGGTATCTTGCATTCTTTTTATCGATTGGAAGTATCTTTGTATTAACTTCTTTTAAATATAATATGTTTCAAGCATTAGGATGGTCGCTTGGTGTTGTGGCTTGTCTTATGTGGGCATACTGGGGTTGGCAAGATCGTAATCAGGAGGGGTATGGTAGATTCCTTATGGAGACAGGGGCGTAAATGAAAATACTATTTATTATATTGTGTAGTTTATTACTAATACATTGTTCTCAATTTGCTTTAGTTACAAGCGGAGCAAGTATAGCCATTAGTCAGAATACATACGCTAAACTCTATAATGCTTCCGATATTATTACGGTAATTACTACAGATAAAAGCATTAAGGAACATATGTATAATACAATCATAAGTGAAAAATGAAATTGGTTACATTATTTGTAATGTTATTAACAATGGATTCGAATTATATTGTGAAACAATTTCCAATGATAATGTTCTCTGATTTTACTTGTGATGATCTATTAAAAAAGAAAGTTACAATGGATTATTTACCAGCAGGAGTTCGGTATAAAGGTCAACAGGTCTTTGCTTATTATTGTAAGAATGCTTTAACAGGTAAGTTTATTTCTTAAGCTTCTTTCTCTATTTTTTTTACTTCAATCTTTTTAGATTCACACCAGAATTTTATAAGAGTATGATTTGATTCTACTCGTTCTTTAGGTAATTGATTAATAAATTCATACGCTTTGGAATAACCAGATAAAGAACATTCACGGAAAGTATCATACATCTGTTCTTCCATAGGTGGAAAACACACTCCATTCATTGAATAACACAGTTGAAATACTAATAAAAATTTTATCATTTACTATCATAAGTAGAAACTAAATATGACAGATTAAGCTGTAGATTAGCATTACAGATTATACAGTACAACTCCTAGGATAGCTATCATTCGTTAAAATTGAGCCATCTATGAGC